CTATCACTTTTTGGCGTGAGGATAGATTCAGCCTCTGTACAAAGTTGGAGAAGCTTTTCACGCATCAACTCCGTCATTGAGTTCCCTGGTACTTCTATGTCGTCTAGAATCATCAGGTCTGCTCTGCTTCCCGTTAACTGACCAGTAATACCAACACTCTTCACTGATGGTGCCTGATGAGGAGAGCATGCGACATCGAAGGAAATCCTTGACCATCTGCTGTCGTCTGAATTTGGACGTAAATGTTCTAGCCATGGTGTCTCTATGATAAGTTTCTGTAAAAATATGGACATGTTATCAGCTCTTTCTTTAGAGGCTGAGATAATCATTATCTTCCTTTCTGGGTCGTTAAATAAAGTCCATAAAACAAAAGCACCAGTAATCCAAGATTTACCAACACCTCGAAAGGCTTGGATCTGTAATCGCTTGGGACCATTCTGAAGGTAATCAGCAATTGCATATTGTGCTCTTGTTGGGGAAGGTAAATCAAGTTGTTCCCACAAAGCTTGTAAGAATAACTTGAAATCTCCCTTTAGTGCTGATAAGATATCAGTCATTTGTTAATAATTCTTCTTGTCTAATTTCTCTAATTTCTTGAGACGAGTCATTATGCCTTACTACACCAGTAGTGACTGGTTCGGCTGCGGTATCGATTTTACCCCAACCTTCTTCAAAGGCTGATTGTATAGGATCTTTTTTCATAGTTGAGTGTTACTATCTCGTTGTAGAATATTACTAATAAAGTCCTTTGTATTATATACTCCTTTTTTAATATCTTGTCTACCTTGTTTAGATTTTAAATATCTTGTGGCATCCATTCCAAGACTTAAACCTCCAGTAATTAAACTTCCAGTTTCGGCTGCAGCGGCAGGGATTAAACTTAGACCAGCAGTAGCAGGTGCTGCTAATGTTCCACTAGCTGCCAAAGCATCTAAACCTACTCCTACTTTATCTAATTGATGTTGGAATTTTAACCAATTATCACCAGGATTATCTTTCACTTCTTGTGCTCTAGATGGTAAAGCAAGAGTACTGAAAGCTAAACCACCGCCTAAAACAGTTAAACCCGCAACTCTTTTAACAGCAGGGTTGTTAAGAATTTTTAATGTATTTTTAACCCCACCAAGTCTTTTACCTGTTTGTGTTATTAATCCCTTACTCTTATTCGGATTAGGAATAATTTCAGGAGCTTTATAAAGGTCTAAAACATCCTCACTAGCAACTGCTGATTTTTGACTTAATAGTCTGTCATATTCAGCTTTTGGATTTTTACTTACTTTTCCTGTACCTTTTGATTCAGCTATTAAAGAATCGATATTATCTGGTTGCCACTTAGGATGATTTGCTTTACTTAATAAAAAATCCCCAGCTTCATCTATATTTGTAAAATTAGACTTATCTAAAGCTGCATCAAGTTTAATATTTAATCTGCGAGCTTGCTCTTGAATCGTTGCTTCAGCAGCAAATAGATTACGAGCATTATTATATGCCTGTTTCGGAGATAAATTAGCTAAATCAGTATCTAAACTAAATCCTGTTGTTCCTCCATAACCTTTACCATGAGCTGAAATATCTGCCATTTTATCTAAGAAAGCATCAATTTTTGGATACTCTCCTTTTACAATTTCTAGTGAACCATTTTTAAAGGTTGCGTCAGGCATTACAGCTGCTAACTTTTCAGCTATCTTACCTTTAACCATTCGTATATTTGGGAAGCCTTTTTTAGTATCAAAAGCTTTATGTACTATTGGTTGTACCCTTTCAAGACCACGTTCACCTAGACGAAATGCATCGTTTTTTGCTAACGCATTAAATTCAGTTCTCCATTTTGTATCAACTTTTTCCATTACGTTTGTAACAGCAGATAAAGTTGTATGGTGTCCTACTAATCCTCCTTTTTCTCCAGAGAGAAAAGCATCTAAACCTTTAACTACTTTATGTAACTCTTCTCCTTCTAATCTAGATAAATCTGTTTTTAATAATTTCCAAACACCTTTTTCTGCAAAGAAATCAGCATCAGTACTAAACATACTAGCTAATGCTCTTCTTATAGCTTTACTTTCAGTATTCTTATGCTTAAATATTTGAGATGCATTAAAGTCAGTTTCTTTTAAAAGTTTAGCAATTTCATTTTTACTGCCTTTTAAACCTTTATAATCTTTAAATGTACCTTTAACTTCATTTAATCTTGATTGTAATTTTTTTATTAATAACTGCTGTACAGCTTTTGCTTCTGCTGGATCGTAAGGTAATCCTTTAGCTTCTTCAGCTGCTTTAGTCCAAGGTATACTTGGTCTATTACCAGGGATTTTATCTGGAGGTAATCCCCAAGTGTTTTTCCCTTTTTTTATTAACTCTACCATAATTAATTAATGTGCGATAAGATCATCTCCTCTCGCAAGGGATGTTTTCCAAATGTGGCTCTCATCCAAGATCGCCAATTGTTACTACCTTTTTCCTGATTACATCGCCGACACGAGGGTACAAGATTCTTTGTAATATCTTTTCCCCCATTACAACGAGGGTGTACGTGGTCAATTGTAAGTTCATGTAATTCATAAGTTTTTCCACAGTAAACGCATGTGTAGTCAAAATGTTCTTTAATGGCATTACGCCACAGCTTTCTAGCTTCACGACTTTGCATGGTTATTAAATTTTGTAGATAATATTCAGGACTGGGTAGTAAAGGTGTCATGCAGTACGTATTTTCATTGAAGAGTTAGTAGATCTTTTGCTACCTTTTTTTCGGCTTTTTTCAGTAGCTCCACGATTAGCACTTCTATGTTTAGCTACATACGTACCATTCTTTGTTTTTGAAGCATCTCTTGGATCACCAACTCTTAAACCGAGTTCTTTTCTTTTCCGATGATGCGTAGCTTTATAGGCAGGAGTGTGTTCATACTTACCACCTTTACCGTTATCTCTTCGGTGTTTATCTCTAGAAGCCTTGTTGGTTCTATACGTTGTGGTACTGTTTACCATACATTCTCCGTTGTACTAATTCAGGATCTACTTTAGGAATAATTTTAGATAGTTTATCTAAAGCATTACCTTCCATTTCAATACCAGTTATGTCATTAGTTTTTAACCAATCACACGCTGCTTTTAAATCTTGAGTGGTAGCCTTGCCACCTTTGATTCTACTAAGTAGTTCATTGGTGACAAGATTATGGAGTTCATTAAATTTATCTTCAGTGGCTTTAGCCATCAGTCTTTAAGTCCAGGGAATAAATTTTTCTTGATTAGTAATACTGCTTGATCATCAATGGTATTATCTGTACTCTTAGCATACGCTTCAAGTAATGAGATAACAAGATCCTTTACTGCGGATGAGGAAAGGAAAGCCATGAGGATGGGTTTGAGTAGTAGTGTCATTATTCTTTAGTGGATTTAGTGGTTTCTTTTTTAGTTGTTTTCTTAACAAGCTCTTTGGCTTTTTTATCTGATAGGGTGCTCATTTTACATTGTTGTTGTTTAGGTTTAGCCCATGGCTTATACCAAGGGTTAGGTGGGGTTATACATTTTAAAATTTTAGCTTGTGCTTTTTCCCAAGCTGATATAGGTATTACATCACTACACATATGGTAAACACGTGAACCAGGAAGAAGCATGAATCCTTTCTGTTGTAGTTCAGCACATTTAAGTGCTCTGACTAACTCATAATCAAGTTTCATTTTCGCTTCCTGTTGTGCTGCAATTGATCTACAACGTCTTAAACCTTCTCTATCTAAGGGAACCATAAAATTAATTTGACCACCCCAGTTCTCAGCTACAGTATAGCTTTGTTGAGACATAGTATCATCAAATGGTGTGGTATGATTACCCATATAGAATGGTGAGAAGGTCATGGTACTACCATTACAGCTTATGTTTGGACCATAAACCTGTCTAGATGGAGCACCATTATTCTGAAATTGTACGGCTTGATTTGTCACATTACCTGTAGCCGCTGCCACAGGATTGCTTACATTATTTGTGTCATCTTCAGCTCGGACTGGTCCTACTGAGAGAAGACTGATAATGAGACCGTAGTAGAGGAAGTGTCGATTTCTCTTTCTATTACTTGTGTTTCTAACACTTGAGTTGCTGCCCTTGTTGTTACTTCTAATGTAAAGGGATCTCCAACTGTATGAATCGTGAATATTGAATCTGAATCTACGATTCCTCCAGAGCTTGCTGAAGTATG